AGCTATGAGCACAGGAAGTCGGCGCGTAGGGGCGACAAGTCGCACTTATATGATGCCATGAGGCTCTACGGCGTCGATTCCTTTGCCTGCGAAGTGCTGGAAGAGTGCCGCCCGGAACTCCTTGATGCGCGCGAGATGTTCTGGATGAAGGAGTACGACTGCCGAAACCCAGACAAAGGGTACAACCTCATGCCGGCTGGCCAACGCGGGCGAGTGATGGACGCGGCAATGCGCGCCAGACTGTCTGATTTGGCGCGTGGCCGCAAGCCTACACCGGAAGCTATCGAGAAAATACGTGCTGCAAATACTGGCAAGACGCACTCTGACGAGACAAAGGCCAAGATATCTCGCGCAAACACGGGGCGAATTGTTAGCCAAGAATCAGCGCAGCGAGTAGCGGACAGCCTGAGACTTAGGTGGCTCGCAATGTCTGACCAGGAAAAAGAGGATTACGCCGCAAAACGCAGCGGGTGGTCGCACTCTGACGCTTTGAAGCAGGCTGTGAGTGAACGGTTTAAGGGCAAGCCTAAAACTGCGGAACAGCGCGAAAACATGTCCGCTGGTGCGAAAGCGAGAGATCCGGAATCCGAGGCTCGCCGTTTAGCAGCCCTTCGCGTGGCAAATAAAAATCGGTGGGATAAGTACCGTCTTGCAAAGATGGAGGCAGCATGTCGTTAGCCAGAAGCGTGATGAAGGTGATCTTGTTGCAGCCAACGCTTCTGCAACGAATAATGAACTTGTTTAGGGCTGGTGAACAGGGTTGTTACTATGATTTTTCAGACCTGACAACGCTATTCCAAGACAGCGCAGGCACTACGCCAGTTACTGCGGTTGAGCAGCCTGTGGGCAAAGTCTTGGACAAGAGCGGGCGCGGCAACCATCTCATCCAAGCGACCGCGAGTAAGCGGCCTACGCTGAGTGCGCGGGTTAATCTGCTGACTTACAGCGAGGATTTTAGTAATGCGGCTTGGAACAAGTCACTTGTAACAGTTACGGCGGAAGGCGTTATTACAGATACTGCGGGTACTGGTTTTCACTTCACACAAAATGTAAGCGTGTCGCTAACGGCAGGTACGGTCTATGTGCTGCGATGTAGGCTTGAAAAAGGGACCGCCTTATTTGCGGGCATACATTACAACGATGACACCGCAAGGGGGTGCTCGATAGATTTAACAACGGGCACACTCGGAACGCCCTATGGCGGCGCTACTGCTACCGCAACAGCGGACGGCGCCGGATGGATAGTGACTGTTACAGCAACGTGTGGGACAACAACAGCAGCGGGCGGTTTTGCTATTTATGTATCTACGTCAAACGCACTGGCATCGTATGTGTATACAACGCCACTATCTGTTACGGCAACACGTTGTCAGATAGAAACCGGCTCCACCGCCACCCGCTACCAGCGCATCAACGCTGCCACGGACTACGATACTGTAGGCTTTAAGCGTTATCTTAAATTCGACGGCGTAGATGACGCCCTTGCCACCGCTGCCACTGTAGATTTCAGCGCAACGGACAAGATGACAGTGTGGGCGGGGGTTAGGAAGCTGAGTGATGCTGCGTTTGCGGCAATAGCGGAAACAAGTGGATTTCCTGACGGGACTGCAGGAACATTTGGTGTAGGCGTCGGCGTCGTGGCAGGAGGGGGCAACAGACTATCCTATGGTGGGGCGCTTAGTGGATCGACGGTGGGAACAACAAGTGCGGGCCGCACCTATACCGCCCCGTCTACTGATGTTGTGGTCGCTGCATACGATATTGCCGGAGCTACGCAGGGCGCAGAGTTCGTATATCGTGTGAATGGGGCCGCACCCAGCGCTCAAACATTCGCAGGTACTACCGCAGGCACCGGCAACTTCACTGCTCAAACACTCTACGTCGGCGCACGCGCAGGCACCAGCAGTTACTTCAACGGCAACCTTTACAGCCTGATAATTCGTGGCGCGGCATCAACACCAAGCCAAATTGCAGCGGGTGAACGCTGGGTAAATGGCAAGACTGGAGTGACGCTATGAAATACAAACCGATGCCTCCCATTGAAATGCTTCGTGAAATGTTCACGCTAGATGCGGCGTCAGGAAAACTAATTAGAAAACTCTCTAGTGGCGGCGAGCTTGCCGGGAGTGTCGCTGGAGGAAAAACTAGCGCGTATCCAAGCGTCAATGTCATGCGCAGCTTGTATCTTGTGCACAGGGTAATTTACTTTATGGCGACAGGCGTAGACCCAATTGGGTTCAAGGTGGACCATAGGAATGGCGACACCAGCGACCGCAGGCCGTCAAACCTTCGATTGGCGACACAGTCTGAAAATGGGTGTCACCGTGTAAAAATGGATTCGCGCAATACCAGCGGACATCGCGGCGTCTATTGGTCAAAGAAAGACAATCTGTGGATTGCCAGAGTCTATAAAAGCAAGAAAAAAGTTCATTGCAGTTATCACAAGAGGTTGGAAGATGCGGCGGCAGCGGCAGACGCAGCACGGGCGGTTTATATGGGCGCGTTTAAAGGGGTGGCGCTATGACAAACGCATTTCGCACAATGATCGTGCCTGATTCAATCGTCAGTACAGTCCGGGCATTGGCCGACGCATTCGGCCCAGCAGCAAGCAATATGTTTTCAACCCCGCTATCGCCAACGGGTGATGGGCCGCCGACTCACTGGGTCAGCACTGGCCATATCGGCACCGAGTTCGCTGGCATCATGCCGCTCAAACGCATCACGGCTAACGACAAGGGCGAGGCTGTGATTGCCGACACGCCAGCAGACCCAAAAGCCTTCACCGCGCTGGCCAAAGAGCACAAGCTGACACCGCCGCCTGAGTCTGCAATCGAAGCCATCATGGCGCAGGTTGACGTGAGCGATCAGGAGCCTTTTGCTGCGATGTCGCGGCTGGGGCTGCAAATGGTGCGCGATGAGCTGTAGCCAGCGCTGCAACCAGGGCCGGCTGTGCAACTGCGCCCCAACCACAATTGATAGGACTGTCATGATTTTCAGGTTCTTGCTCTGGCTTGACATCAAGCTGCTGTGGGCCGGCACCTTCGGGCGCTCCCGCCCTGGCGAGACGATCAGCGCTGCCGCGTGGTCGCTGCACCAGTCTGGCAAGTGGCAGGGCAGGGTGTTTGCGACGCTGATTGACTTGCTGGCATCGCCCTGGCAGAGCGACCACTGCGAAAAAGCGTGGTTACAGCAAGAGCACCTTTACAGATAGCACCAAATCATGAAAATCAAAATGCTCAAAACCGTCCCCGGATCGCTGGACGGCATCCGCGTAACGACCTATGAGGCGGGCGTTGAATACGAGCTTGGAAATTCGGCGGGCGCGCGTGATCTGGCCCAGGCGTTGGTAAATGCGCGCTTTGCCATTGAGTCGCCACCCGATCCAGTCACGCCAACGCAAATAGAACCAGCTTCGGCTGGTTTTTTTACGTCCGAAGAAAAAGCAATTGACGCCGCGCCCGAGAACAAGATGCTCAAGCGCGCCTATAACCGCAAGGCCAAGTAATGCAAGGCAACGTCGTTATCCGCATCGGGCCTGGTGCTGAGCCCATCAGCTTGACGGAGGCCAAAGCACATTGCAGGGTCGATGGCGCCGATGACGATGCGACCATTACCGCATTGATCGCGGTTGCGCGCGCCCATGCCGAGAGCGTGACGAATCGCGCCATGATTACGCAAAGCCTGCGCTCAACTTTCGCTTGCTGGCCTGATCGGATTGATTTGAAAGCGCCGCTGCGCAAGGTAACGGCCATCACATACCTGGACGCGGCCAATGCATCGCAAACACTGGCCACGACCGAATACACGGCTGATTTGTCAGAGCTGCCAGGCATCGTCGGCCAATCGTATGCCGGTGTGTGGCCTGCCACCTACAGCCACCCGGCAGCCGTCACGGTGGATTTTGTGGCAGGCTGCGCAACGCCGTTCACGGCCAATGCAACCACTAACGTGCTGACAGCCACCGGGCACCCGTTCGCAAATGGCGACATCGTGCGCCTGCACAATTCTGGCGGCGCACTGCCCGCTGGGCTGGATCAAACAAGCTATTACGCCGTTGGCGTTAGCGGCAACACTTTGCAAGTGTCTCTGACAGAAGGCGGCGCGGCAGTGGACATTACAGGCGCCGGAACTGGCACGCACTATGCTGGCGGCCCAGACGACTCCGCATGGCACGCGATGCGTCAAGCCATGCTTTTGATGATTGGAGAATGGTTCAAGAATCGCGAGCACACCAGCGATTACCAGGCGCATGAACTCCCGATGGGTGTTTCTGCCCTACTGAGTTCGCATAAGGTCTGGGGTGTTTGAATGAGTGCCGGCAAGCGTGACAAGCGCGTCATCATCCAGTCGCCAGGCGCCGCGCAGGCAAGCGACGGCCAGATGGTGAATTCATGGCCTACGTTCGCCACCGTCTGGGCCGGCATAAAGCACCCAAGCGGAATCAGCGCCATCAAAGCCGGCATGGACATGAGCGCGGTCAAGGCGTCGATTCGGATATTGCGCCTGAGTGGCGTCCACGCCGGCATGCGTGTTTTGCATGGATCAACGGCTTATGACATTAAAGCTGTTTTGCCGGACGAACGAAACATCCATTTGGATTTGATTTGTCAGGTCATCAATGCTGAAGTTTGATCTTGACCTTGGCCCCGTGCTGGCAAAAGTTGCAAACCTGGAGCAAGCCATCAAGGAATCCATCCGGCCCGCTGCTTTTGCCGGGTCGGACGTGTTTTACAACGAGGTCAGAACACGCGCCTTGACGGTTGGTGGATCGCGCAGATTGCAGGCGTCTATCTATCAGAAGTTTGTAGTGGATAGCGCCAAAGGAACTACCGGAGACAGCGCAACGTATCACATTAGCTGGCGAAAACAGCGCGCAAAAACCAACGTCAAGGGCGAGAAGAACCCCGACGCAGGCCTGCCGTACAGCACGATTGGGTTCTGGATCGAGTTCGGGCGCATGCAGCGTTACATGGTGCGCACCGGAAAAGATGGCGAGTGGTACACAGTGAAGCGCCCCGGCGCAAAAGGCAAGCCACCAGGGCGCAACGCATCGCAGGCGCAAAAAGACGCCTACTGGATGCCACGCAAAGGCGGGCCTGTTTTCTGGCTGCCAAAGTCGTTTTTGCGCTCCAGCTATGAGGCCAAAAGGGCCGAGGCCGCCAAAGCCGCAAAAGACAGATTTCTTCAACTTGTCAAAGAGAAAACATCGTGACGATTGAGGTGGATTTATTTGATGCCATCAAGGGGCTGGTCAGCAACCGCGCCTATCCCGACTTTGCGCCGCAGGCAACGACACGCCCGTTCATCACCTATTCGCAGATCGGTGGCGAGTCATTGTCGTTTGTTGAAAACACCGTGCCATCAAAAAAGAATGGCCGATTCCAATTCAACGTGTGGGGCGATACCCGCGCGTCATGCAGCTCATTGATATTGCAAATTGAATCCGCTCTTGTCACGGCAACCGCGTTTCAGGCGCGGCCTGTGAGTGCGCCAAGCAGCGATTACGACCACGACATGGGCCTGTATGGCGCCATGCAGGACTTCACTGTTTTTTCGACTAGATAAGCAACAAATTCAAGCCGAAAGGCTAACCAGGCAAGCCGCCGCGTAGCAATACACGGCGGCTTTTTCTATGCCCGTTTGGGCGTAACCCGCCGCAGCAATGCGGTTTTTTTTCGTCCATTCAAAAAGGAAATCATCATGGCAGTGCGCCTACCTAACGGGTCTTTGATCCACATCGCGTCTGGCTATGGCGCGTCGAAAACCATGTCCGCCATCTCCAACGCCGCCGAGGCCGTTGCCACCCTTGAGGCGTCTCACGGCGTCATCGTTGGCGACATCCTTGAAATCACTTCCGGCTGGTCGCGCCTGACCGACAAGATTGTTCGCGTCAGCGCTGTTTCAACCAATGACGTGACGCTTGACGACATCGTTACCACCAGCACCACCATCTATCCGGCGGCAAGCGGCACGGGCTCGGTGCGTGAAATCAGCGGCTGGACGCAGTTGACGCAGATTCTGCAATCCAGCTCAAGCGGCGGTGAGCAACAGTTCCTTGAATATCAACTGCTTGAAGGCGATGCACAAAAGCGCATTCCTACCTTCAAGAATGCCGCCGGCCTGACGCTATCCGTTGCCGACGATCCCACGCTGGCCGGCTACATCCTGGCGTCCACCGCCAACGATGACCGCTTGTGCCGCGCCGTTCGCATCACTCTGCCTGATGGCTCGTTGCTGTTCTACAACGCATACATTTCATTAAACAAGACTCCGAGCATGTCCGTCAATGAACTGATGGCCGTTGAAGTCACCTTGTCGCTGCTGGCTGAGCCGGTGCGCTACTCGTCTTAATCACCCCAGTTGTACCGGCCTGGCCCATTCGTTTCCTTTGCGGGATTCGGTGGGCTGGGCACGGGCATTTTCCTAAATCCCGCAAACCGGAAATTATCAAATGGCCAAACTCATCCTCGGCAAAACCCCCGAAACCTTCAAGCCGTTCGCCGTCAAATTCGAGCTACCGCAAGGCGGCGAAGATCAATTGACGTTGACGTGCAAATACCGCACTCGCATCGAATTCGCCGAGTTTATGGACGAACTCTATGCCGGCGACGCAAAGCCAATTGACGACGCGCACGACTTTGTTGCGCTGTTCAAGCGTGGCGGCGAGAAGACGGCGGAACACTTGGCCAAGTTCATTGTTGCGTGGGATTTGGCGGAACCAGTCACGCCTGAAAACCTCGTTGCACTGCACAACCAGGCTCCCGCCGCTGCTGCCGCCATGACCGCTGCTTACGGCGTTGCCTGTACCGAGGGGCGCCTGGGAAACTGAGGTGGGCTGTTGCCGCGTTCTATGAGGGCGCGCCAGCAGCCGATGAGCTATCGGCATGGGGCATGAGCCCCAGCGACTTCAAGACAGATGATTTTGAAGTCTGGCCGGAAAACATGCCGGCCATCCACCTACTTTCGTTCCTATCAACGCAATGGCGCGTCATGCCTGTAGGCGGAAAAGTCGGATGCATCTATACCGGCCTTGACTACAACGTCATGTACCGAAAGATGGACCGCATGAAGCTCAGCGAATCCGAGTACGACAACCTTGAAGACGACATGCGCGTCATCGAATCCGAAGCCATGACCATCCTGAACAAAAAAGACTAAATCATGTCAGAAAAAGACCTTGATACGACCATCAAGATTTCAGTGGATGCGGATGGCGTCGAAGCTGGAACAACGAGGGTAAAACGATCTCTGCAAGACGTTGGGAAAGTCGCGTCTGACCTTGGGAAGAAAACATCAGACTCAATTGGTGGCGGCAGCGACCAAGCAGCCAAGGCAACAGAAGCAGCGGCCAGGAGAATTTCAAACGAGTTTCGCAGGCTGCAGGTTGATGCCGAGGCCATGGGCAAATCGTTGTCCGAGAAGATGGTTATCAAGGCCAATGCCTACGGCGTTCCGTTGGACGCCATTAGGCCGCAACTCGAAGCCATCAAACAATTTGAAGCCGCGCAAAGAGCTGCAAATCCAGGCTTGACCGAACTTGCCAAGCGCGCCGAAGCCGCTGGCACCTCCGTCAAAGGCTTGAGCGCATCCATGCGCAACGTGCCAGCGCAGTTCACCGACATCATCATTTCATTGCAAGGTGGTCAAGCGCCATTGACCGTACTGCTGCAACAAGGCGGCCAGCTCAAGGACATGTTTGGCAGCATCGGGGGCGCAACCCGCGCCCTGGGCGGCTACGTCCTGAGCCTGATCAACCCGTTCACGCTGGCCGCTGGCGCCGTCGCCCTGCTGTCCACCGCCTATCTCAAGGGCGCGGCAGAGGGTGAGGCCTACAACAAGGCGCTGATCCTGACTGGCAACATCGCCGGCACCACGGCGGGCCATCTCGCCACCATGGCGCAAAACGTCGCCAAGACCACGGGCGGCACCGTCAGCGCAGCCGCTGGCGCATTGGCGGCGCTGGCAGGCAGCAGCGGCATCGCCTCGGCGCAGTTCGAGAAAATCGCCGCCGTCGCCGTGGGCATGGAAAAGACCACTGGCGTTGCCGTGGCCGAAACGGTCAAGCAGTTTGCCGAACTTGGCAAAGACCCGTTGCAGGCGTCTAGGCGGCTGAATGAATCGACAAACTTCCTCACGCAGTCTGTTTACGAGCAAATCAAGGCGTTAATGGATCAGGGCAAGACGCTTGAGGCCGGCGTGGTTGCGCAAAACGCTTTCTACAACGTATCAAAGGAGAGAATCCCGGCGCTGGTCGAGAACCTTGGTTATGTTGAGCGCGCATGGAAAAAAGTCATGGGCGCGATTAATGGTGCGGGCAGTGCGGTGGCCAGCATTGGCAGGCAAGACACCATAGCCGACAAACTTGCCGCAGTCGCCAAGGAAATTGAAAAAGGAAGGGCGCCGCTAGACCTTTCTGGATTCGGCGCCGGAAACGCAGAGGCAAGGGCGAAACTTAAATCAAACCTTGAGCTTCAAGCCAGCCTTCAGGAAATGGCCCGCCTAGAAAAACGCGGCTCAGAAGCCGCTGGTGAACGCGCCCGCATTCAAGCGCTAGGTATTTCCGCTACCGATGCCGTCACCAAGGCGAATGAGCGCGCGTTCACCAAGCAAGAGCAGATGAACAAGGCTTTGCGAGAGTACCGCCTTGAGATTGACAGGGTGCGCGCGGCAAATCCATCCAGCCCGCTACTCGATCCCAAGCAGATCGCCAAGGCCGAGGCTGGAATTCGCAAGCAGTTTACCGAGTCAGCCAAAAGCAGTGGCAAACAAGGCGACCCATTCGCGTCCGAGCGCGCCGCCATGAAGGAGTGGGCGCAAGCCATGGAACAGGCGGATGCGGCCTATTCAAAAGCCACGGCAAAAGCAGACGGCCTGAGTGAATCAGAGCGAAAGCTGCGTGACTACCTGGCATCCAGCGCGGCGGCCATTTCAGAAAAGCTGATTCCAGGCACCAACGAACTTGTCGCGGCCAGATTCCGGTCGGCTATTGCGGCCGAAAAAGAATCCGTCGCAGCCAAGGCGATGGAAGAAGCCCAAAAAGCCATCGCCAAAGCCCGCACGGATGCCATCCAATCGCACGGCAAAGAGATCGAATCACTCAGAGACAAGGCGCAAAGGCTCGAAGATGAAGTGGCCATGTATGGCATGTCAAAAGCTGCGATTGAAGAGTTGACAGTCGCGCGCATGCTGGACCGCATTGAAGTGCTGAGAGGCTTTGAAGGTTCCGCCGATGAAATCAAAAGAATCGAGGAATTGATTGATGCGCGCCGACGGCTGGCGATTGCTGGAACCGCGCTGGACAACAAAAAAGCAGGCGAAAAAGCAAGTGACAAATTAAAAGAAGAATTCCAAAAGTCCGCAGAATCCCTGCACAACGACGTTAAAAACGCCTTATCGTCTGCCTTCCGTGATAGCAAAGACCCCATGCAGGCGTTTGGCGATGCGCTCGGAAACATTATCTTCACCCGTGTTTCCAACAGCATGGCCGACGCTCTTGCAACCCAGTTGGTTGGCAATGGATCGGCTGGAAGCTCCGGCCTACTCACCACCCTCTTCTCTATGTTCGGCTTTGCCAAAGGCGGCACATTCGGCACTGGCGTAACGCCGTTTGCCAGAGGCGGCGCGTTTCACAACTCCGTCATCACACAATCGACGCCGTTCAAGTTTGCCTCTGGCGGATCGTTCAAACAGGCGGTTGCCGGAGAAGCCGGCCCCGAGGCCGTCATGCCGCTGGCCCGTGGTGCAGATGGCAAATTGGGCGTGCGCAATCTCGCCAAGGACGGCCCTGGCCGCGAAGCAAAACAGGGCGACACCTTTGTCATCAACATCAACGCCACAGTCGGCGACATCGCCAGCAAAACTGACGTTGTGACCGGCATGCGCACCGTGGCCGCGCAAATTCAATCAACCATCGTTCGCAGCAAGACCCGTGGGGGCGCATTGGCATGAGCACAATTACACGCCCAACGCTGTTCGAGCCAAACGTCTGCCAACTCACGCCATACGCAAGTCAGCGCGTGTCGGCATCACCATTTGGCGGGTCTGAGCAGGCCATTGATTTGCTGAACGACAGATGGATGATGAGTTGCAGCCTGCCGGAAAAGTTGCACGCCGACGCCGCATGGATAGAGGCCTTCATCGGCGCCATGCGCGGCCAGGTGAATAACGTGGCGCTTTATCACTTTGTCCGCCCCGTTCCGCGCGGCACCGTGCGCGGCACCTTGGCCCTCAACGCATCCGCATCGCAAGGCGCCAGCTCAATCGAAATCACGGGATGCTCGCCATCGACCGGCACCCTGCTTGCAGGCGACATGCTTGGCGTCGGCGGCCTGCTGCTCATGGTGCGCGAAGACTGTACAGCAGTTGCCGGCGTGATCACCGCGCCCATCACAAACCGCCTGCGCGTGGCGCAAAACAGCGGCGCCGCCGTCACTTGGAACAAGCCGACAGCGCTTTTCCGATTGCTTGCCACCAGCGGCGTGCATCACGTCCCCGTCATCACGGACGCAGTTACTTTTGAATTCGGAGAAGCCATATGACGCTCATCGTCGCGGATCGCATTTTAGAGACCAGCACCACCACCGGCACCGGCGCACTCACCCTGGCCGGCGCCGTTGTCGGCTACGTGGCCGCCAGCAGCGTCGCCGCCAATGGCGACACCCTCTATGGCTACATCGAGGCCGTGGACGGCGACGGCCTGCCTACCGGCGACTGGGAGACGGGTTTGTACACCTGGGGCACCGGCAACACCCTCACCATCGTCGGCTCGCCCGCCGCCAGCAGCACCGGCAGCAAGATCAGCTGGGCAGCAGGCACCAAGCGCGTCGGACTTGGCATCACCGCCACCGCCTTCGGATCCATGGCCACCTTGCTTGCCAACACCTTTGTCGGCGCGCAGCGTGGCACCTTTGTTGATCTCACGGATGGCGCAACGGTTGCGGTGGACCTTTCTCTGTCCAACCAATTCAATTTGGTCCTCGGCGGCAATCGCACCCTTGGCGCGCCCACCAATGTCGTGGCCGGCCAGCAGGGCCTGATCAATGTGTACCAGGACACCACCGGCTCTCGCACCCTGGCCTATGCATGGATGTACGGATGGGCTGGCGGCACGGCAGGCGTGCTCTCCACCGCAGGTTGCACCAAAGACATGCTCGCCTACTCCGTGGACTACTACAGCACGGGCACATTCACCACCACCATCGCCACCCCTGGCGTCATGACCAAAACGGCGCATGGCTTCATCAGCGGGCAAAAATGCCAGCTCTCCACCACGGGCGCGCTGCCCACCGGACTGTCAGCGGCAACCACCTACTACATCCACAAGATCAACGCCGACACCTTCCACCTTTGCACCTCATTGGCCAACGTGGCGGCGGGCACCTACATCGCCACTAGCGGCTCGCAAAGCGGCACGCACACCATCACCAGCGGCGCTGTCACGCTGGCCATTTCAAAGGCCACGCCATGAGCTTGATTGGGCGTGTTGTGCCGTGGCTTGCTTTGCTTGATGCATCCGGTGATGCCATGTGGCACGACACGGAATTATTGCTGTTGGCTAATGAGGGCGCGGGAAGTGCACTGACCGACCAAGGCACGCGCTCGCGCACGCTCACGGCCAGCGGCAACGCTGCACTATCAGCCACAAATACCGATTGGGCGTCCTGCGCGGCGGCGTTTGATGGTACGGGCGACTACTGGACAGTCGGCGGCGCGGCTGATGACTTTCGGTTCTTGCATGATGGATCACAGTGGGAGCTGGAGGTCAGGCTGCGTCGACCTACATCAACATCTCAGACTGTCACCCTCATAGACAATGCAGGGGCAACAAGCGCAAATGTTGGGGTGTGGGTTGCCATTGACACATCGCGCAAGATTCGTCTGTTGATCGGGCGCAACGCATCTGGCGCGCCATTGATTGACTTCACCAGCACTGCCGCGTGGCCAAATGACAGTAATTACCACGATTTTTCCATCGCGTTTGTCTATGACCCAATAACCGCGTCAAACAATGTGCGCTGGTGGCTCGACGGGGCGTTGCAGGAGCAGGCCAGTCGTGCCTCCGCCGTGCGATCCACCGTCGCTCAGACGCGTCCGTTGCTAATCGGTCGCGTCAACGGGGTAACAACGCTCGACATGCTCGGTAATATCAGCTTTCTGCGCTTGACGCAGCAAGTGCGACACAGCGCGGCAAACTACACACCGATCACTCAGCCGGCGCCAAAGATTGTTAGCTCATCTTACCCGTCGACACCCATTCAGCGGCGCTATGCTATGGCGCCAGGGTCCGGGGCTCAGCAATACGCGAGCGAACCGCAGATGGTTCAGTGCAATGACGGAACGGTGGTCATGATCTACCGGCGCGGTAGCGCCCACGTCAGCAATGACGGAATTGTGTTTTGCAGGCGCAGCGCCACACTGGGAAGGACGTGGGGCACTGAAATCACGGTTCACGACCACAGCAGTGGCAAGGACACAAGAAACCCGGCGATTGGTGTTGATCCGTCTAGCGGCCGCCTCATCGCCTTTAGTTCAACCTATGACGCTCCAACGTTAACGCATTTGGCGGTATTTTTTCAAACCAGCACTGACAACGGCGCAACCTGGTCGGCGGCTACCGATATAACTTCTTCGCTAAGCGGCTGTGTGGCCGCATATGGCCGAACGGTAAGCACTACAAACGGACTGATGCAGCTGTTTTACACAGCGGATAAATGTGTTGCCCTGTTTAGTACGGATGGCGGGCAGAATTGGGGCGGCGCCGTGACGGTCTACAACCGGGGCGACGGGGCAGCATATAACGAGCCCGTCGTCCTTGCACTGTCAGCGAGCAACCTCCTTACGGTATCCCGCTTGGACAGTGGAAACAAAGATCAATACGGGTACTACAAATCAACCGATGGCGGCTCCACCTGGTCGAGTCTTGGCGTGTATGACTACACGAGCGCAACGTGGACTCAAGCCGCTCCGGCGTGGCACGAAGTTAAAGCCAATGGCGATGTTCTTGTGGCGTGGATCGCCCGCGATGGCAGCGTGGACCCGCCAGGTAGAACATTTTGGATCAGTACGGAGCCGTCATCAAGCTATTTTGCAGACCCGACGACGGGGCGAGCAAGCCCCGTGTCTATTGATCCTTTGTACATAAATTATGGGTCTGTAAGCACTGGCACCGACGCGGAATACGGCTACCCGAATTTGCTGCAACTATCAGGCGGCGGAAACATGTTAATCGCATGGCATGACATGTTGGATGGCACAAATGCCCGGACGTGCATCTATGTTCGGAGTCTTCTGTCATGATCTTTGGCGGCAACCCCTTTGGCAGCAAGCCATACAGCGGCGCGCGCGCTGGCGCGGAATCGGCAGCAGAAGCCATGGCGTCCAACTCCGTCGTCATCGTCCAGCTGATCCACATGGCTTTTGCCACCCCCATCGCCCTCAACACCAGCACCTGGAACCTCACCTGGGACGGCGTGGACTACCTCGGCGCCCATGGCCTTGGCAGCGTCAGCGCCATCACCGATAAACCCGGCGAATTGCAGGGCCTGACATTTGAGCTTTTCGGTGACACCGCCATGATTACCGCCGCGCTTGATGACGCCGACGTTGTGCAGGAAACGGTCGTCACCATTCGCACCGCGATTCTGAGCGCCACCACTTACCAGATTATTGATGCGCCCATCGAGTGGGTTGGCAAGCTCGACACCATGGGCACATCAGAAGACGGCGAGCGCGCCACCATCCACGTCTCGGCCGAAAGCAAGGCTATCGATCTGCTGCGCGGCACGCCCATGTTTTACAGCGACGCCGACCAGCGCACGGTCAACGCCAATGACGGCTCATTTATGTACGTCGTGGACCAGATAGACAAGCCCGTCGTCTGGCCTGCCCGTACCTACTTCTACAGATGACCATGAATCGTCACCAAGACTGGCAACTCAGGCTAGAAGCCTTCATCGCCGCGCGCCGCCATGCGCCATTCGCGTGGGGCTCCAATGATTGCGCCACCTTTGCCGCCGACTGCGTGCAAGCCATCACCGGCATTGACCCGGCCCCGTCCGGCCTGCGCGCGCACAGCACCGCCAAGCAAGCCTACCGCGCCATCGCGCGTCACGGCGACCTGCGCGCCATCGCCACCGCCGCCCTGGGCGAGCCGCGCCCGGCCGTCTTTGCGCAGACGGGCGACATCGTGCTCACCAAAGCTGGGCGGCGTGACATGCTGGCCGTCTGCAACGGCCGCGCGGCATTGGCCCCATCCGCCGACGGCCTGGTCACGGTCCCGCTGGGCGATTGGTGTTGGAGGGTTGACTGATGCCGGCCGCAGTTGTCTGGGTGGTGTCCGCCATTGGTGCTGAGATTGGCAGCGCTGCGCTCATCATGTACGCCACAGAAATCGCCTCGGCGGTCCTGCTCGTCGGCGGCATGGCTTACAGCGCCATGAAGTCACGCCAGGCCCGCGCCGCCGCCCGCGATGCCTACAACGCAGCGCAAGTTGACCGCATGGTTAACGTCAGCAGCACCGTCGCACCGCGCGAGTTGGTCATGGGCCGCGTGCGCAAGGGCGGCGCCGTGTTTTACAAAGCGAGCACTGGCCGCGACCAACAAGAGCTCTACCTCGCAATCGCATTGGCTGGCCACGAAATTGACGCGGTTCAGACGATCTATCTTAACGATGTTGCAGTCAGCACCGATGTTGACGGCTGGGTTACGGCTAGCGCCGACCATCCATATGCCCGCAGCGTCACCAGTACCGACCGCATCATTGACACCAGCGTCTTCCCTGACGACTATCCCGAAGGCACCATTGAATCAAGCATCGTCACCGAATACCGTACCGGCGGCGACAGCGATCCGACCCCCACCGGCTACAAAGTATTTCAGTACACCGCCACCGAGAGCTACGTCCAGATCACCTCGCACCTCGGCCAAGCAGGGCAGGGCGCATCCCCTCTGCTCACCGCCGCATTCCCGTCAGACTGGACATCGGCCAACGTCGTTGACGGCATTGCCTACCTTGTCGTTCGGTTGAGCTACAACGAGACCGCCTTTCCGAACGGCGTGCCCAACGTCACCGCCGTTATCCGTGGCGCCAAGCTCTACGACCCGCGCACCGCCACCACGGTCTGGAGCGAAAACCCCGCGCTGATGCTGCGCCACGTCTACCAGCACGCCAAGTTCGGCAAGGCCACCGTCAGCAGCGCGGAAGACGCCCGCTTCATCACCGCCGCTAACGCCTGCGACACCAGCACCGTCTACACCGTCGATGGCGTCGCCCAAGACGCCTGCGCACTCTACCGCGCCAGCCTGGCCGTGCCATTCGGCGCCGCGCCCGCCTCGGTGTTTGACGACCTCGCGCAGGCCATGGGCGGCAGTTGGGCGTTTTCCGGTGGCGAGCTGCACCTCAAGGCCGGCACCTACACCGCCAGCGTCAAGTCACTCACAGACGCAGACCTCGCCGTCATCCAGCGCAACGGCGCGAGCGAGACGCAAAAGCCCATCAGCATCAGCGTCCACAAAGAACGCGCGCAAAAATTCAACACCGTCAAAGCCAAAATTTGGGACCACGCGCAAGACTACAAACAGGTGGACCTCAAGCCCCTCGTCGGCTCGGCCCTGCTCGCGCGCGATGGTGTCGAGCTGGTGCAAGAAGTCACCATGCCAGCCATCGGCTACGCCCCCCAGGCCCTGCACGTTGCCGGCGTCATGATGCGTGACGCGCGCGACCCGCTCGTGGTTGATCTGCCATTCAAGCTGTCGGCCTACTACATCGAGTTGTTCGACACGGTGGATCTGACCCTGGCCCGCTACGGCTGGACCAACAAGACCTTTATGGTCCTGAGCCGCACCTGGACCAGCGACGCCTCGCTCCAACTCACCCTCAAAGAGACCGCCGCCGCCATCACCCAGATGGACGCCGACTTTCTGCCCCAGGGCTTTGCCGCCAATACAAATTTGCCAGCGCCGTGGGACATTGTTGGCGTTGGCACACTCACCATCAGCAGCGGCACGTCAGAGCTACTACTGCAAAACGACGGCACCGTCACCAGCCGAATGCGTGTGAGCTGGACGCAGGTGGCCGACCAAGCCGTCATCCAAAACGGTCACATCGACGTGCGCTTCCGCGCCAGCGACAGCACCGGCGCCTGGACCGTGCTGACAGTGAGCGGCAATGAGACGCAAGTCATCACCTCCGACGTGCTCGATGGCGCCTACTACATCGTCCAGGCCCGCACCCGCACCAGTGTGGCAGTGAGTGATTGGGGCACGCAAGTACAGCACCAAGTCATCGGCAAAACAGAGCCACCCAGCGATGTTGCCAACCTGACCATCAACGGCGATGCGTTGAGTTGGAGCGCCGTGTCCGACGTTGATCTGTGGGGCTATTTGATCCGCTTCCAGTACGGCACAAATTACACCTGGTCCACGGCAACGCCCATGCACGAGGGAGTGATTACCGAGTCGCCCTACCTCATGGTCACGCGCCCAAGCGGTCAAGTCACCATCCTGGTCAAAGCGGTTGACACCACCGGCAATGAATCAACCAATGCCGCCGTGATCGCCACCGACCTCGGCGACGCAGACGTTGCCAACGTGGTTGAAACCATAGACTTTGATGCACTTAGCTACCCCGGCACGCTCACCGGCTGCACACTGAGCGGCGGCAACCTCCTGGCCGGCTCCGCTGGTGGCGGCAACTACACCGCCATGACCTACGTCACCGATGAATTCACCATCAGCGCCGCACTGGCCGGCAGCTTCGGAACGCTGGCCATGGACACCGCTGGCGCCGACTTGCAAGTCGAATACCGCATCGTCGGCGCAGACAGTTTCTATGGTGCCGACACTGACAGCTTCTACGGCGACGATTCCGAGAGCTTCTACGGCACAGGCAGCCCGTGGACGGCGTTTCCCGCCCAGCTTGAAATGACAAACGCCACCTACCAACTGCGCGTGCAAATTGCAGCCGGCACCACACAGGGCCGCATCAACACCATGGCGCTAACTGTTGACGCGCCCGACATTGTTGAGAACATCAGCAACCTACTTTTGGGCGCCACCGGCACCGTCATCCCCTACACCAAGGCCTTCGCCTCAATCGAAAACATCCAGGTCACGCTGATCACAAACACCAGCGGCGTGGAGACGGTCGAAATTGACAAGACCGACCCCCTCGCTCCCGTGCTCTACCCCTTTAACGTCTCCCACGACGGCTGGCCAGGCGCCCGCGTCGATCTTGTTTTGAAAGGCTATTGAAATGGCAGCACCACCCGCACGAACTGAACTTGTTGATACGGCGCCCAACCCGACAAACTCCGTCGCAAAAACCGGATTCGGAAAGCTCTACGACTACGTTACAGGCCTTCTAGGTGCCACCGGAGACGCAGCCGAAGCCCGCGCCGCCTTGGCCGCGCTCGGCACCGCAGGCGGCACCCTCACCGGCGCGCTCAATGAGGCGCACGGGGCAGACATAGCCAGCGCTTCAACCATCAACCTGACCACCGCCACGGGAAACTTGGTGGACATCACCGGCACCACCACCATCACCGCCATCACCCTGGCCGAAGGCGCCGAGCGCACAGTGCGCTTCACTGGCGCCTTGACGCTGACCAATGGGGCTAGTCTGGTGTTGATGGGCCTTTTAGGCGACATCACCACCGCCGCCGAAGACATGGCAACCTTCCGTGGCTACGCCGCCGGCGTTGTGCGCCTGGTCCACTACACCCGCAAGTCAGGCGCGCCGCTTTACAACGCGCCATCTTCGGAAACCGTGTCCGGCATTGTTGAGCTTGCCACCGTGGCCGAGGCGCAAACCGGCACCGACACCGCCCGCGCCGTCACTCCGGCTGGGCTTGCCGCCGTGGCGCTCGGTGTCGGTCAGACTTGGCAAGACCTCACCGGCAGCCGCGCATTCGCCACCAACTACACCAACACATCAGGCAAACCCATCTCGGTCCACGTTCACGGCACCAGCGCAACCAGCCAATATGCCGATCTTGCCGTCACCGTGGGCGGTGTTGTTTTGCAAGGCACAAACGTTTCGTTTGAGTCAACCGCGCAATTTGTTTCGTTGTCTTTCATCGTCCCGAACGGCGTCACTTACAACGTCGCCGGAACAAACGCCACGCTGACCAAGTGGAATGAACTGAGGGCTTAAAAATGAAGTATTTCAAAGACCTTGCCGGCAAAGCCTGGGCCTTCGAGGACGATGGTTCCCAAGATCAACTCATCACCGAAGGCATGGCACCCATGAGCGAGGCCGAGGTTCTTGCTCACCGCTTCCCGCCACCAGACCCCGCCGCAGAAGCGGCGCAAGAGCTGCGCGCTCTCGAACGGCAAATCACCCCCCTGATGCTGGCCGAGGCGCTTATCACTGGCGACGCCGCTCAACTCAGGGCGGCTTACCAGCGCGTCAAAGACGCAAAGGCGAAACCGAAGTAACGCAAAGGAGAAAAAATGCCTGAACCAACGACAACGACCGCGACAGCCACCCTGATAGCAACGGCCGTAACCGTCCCTGCGTTGACCGCCTTCGGCATCCCGCTTGGGCTGCGCCCTGATCTGCTGCTGGCCGGCTTCAACGGCGCCATCGTCGCAATCATTCTTCTCGATACCGTTCCAGGCGCGTCCGACACATGGCGCGAGCTGGTTCGCCTGTCATTCCGGCGCATGGCTGTTGCCTTTGCATCGTCTTTGACCGCAGGGTATGCAACGCCATTGGTTGCCGCACTGTTCACGTCTGATCCAGCCCTACTGTCCACCGCCTTTGTCGTCGGTGCTGGCGCCCAGGCTGCACTCGTGAGTTTGATCAAGCGCTTTCAAGGCGGCGAGAGGAATGTCGAATGAACGCGCTGCACTGGATCGCTGGCTTGATCGTCTTGGCAGAGGCGCTTAACAAATTGGAGCGCGCCAAACCATTCCGCGCCGACCTCGCGCCGCGTGTGCGCGTGGTCGAACTACTGAAAACCATCGGCTGGGTCGCGCTTGCGATGGGTGCTGGCGGAACTGTTGCGGCTCCAGTTTTGGCGCCAGGCGCTTACCTTACTTTTTTGCAGCCACTTGCGGATGACGTAGTGCTTATCGGCTTTGCCCTGCTGATCATCAGGACGCGGGTTCGCGAAGGTTTACCACGGCAACGCAGACAAGGAGATCAATCATGAACATGCAATACAGCCGCGATGGACTGGAGCTAACCAAGCACTTTGAATCATGTCGCCTAAAAGCATATCGCGATGGCGGAGGTGTTTGGACAAACGGATGGGGTAACACGCGCAAAGTAATTCCAGGCTCAATCATCACACAAGAACAGGCCGACGCTGACTTGCTGGCGAACGTGCAGGACGCAGTTGATGCGGTCAATGATCACGTCACAGTGGATCTGACCCAGGGCCAGTTTGATGCACTGGTGGACTTCACTTTCAATTGCGGCATCAACGCCTTCAAAAATTCAACGCTTCTCAAGATGCTGAACGCCGGAAACTATTCCGGCGCACACGATCAGCTTGACCGCTGGACCAAGGATAGCGGCAAGGTTGTCGCCGGGCTTGCTCGCCGCCGTGACGCTGAACAAGAGCTTTTCAGCAAGGACGGAATGGCATGAGTTTCTATCCGCCGTGCGGTCGAGTTGGTCATCGCGCGGCGGAGTTTCGTCTTTGGCCAACAGAGGAATCATCATGTTGAAAGCTGCTTTTATCGTGTTCCTGCTGGCCGGAACGACCGCGCTAGTCGCCCAAGATGCTGAACTTACTCCTGAGCAACAGGCGGCCAAATGTGCGGCGGAAGGCGGCTGCGCACTTTTCACGCGCGACGCCTTCATGCAAATCATCCGCGCCGCGAGTGAGGCGGCTTATCGGCAGGGATTGCAGAGCTGCAATAAATCGACATGAACCCTTACATCATCATCGCCGCGCTGCTGTCAGTCCTTGGCGCCGGCTTCGGTGGCTTCCGGCTCGGCGTGGATCACGAAAAAGCCAGCCAGATCGACAAGCAGCAACTCGTCGCCGAAGCGGTTGACGCAGCCAACACCGTCGCAGCCGAAGCCATTGCCAAGCTAAAGCCGAAGCACCAAACCATCCGGCAGACGCTGGAGAAGGAAATCCATGAAAGCACCATTTATCGCGATTGCAAATCTTCGCAGGCTGCTGTCGATGCTTTCAATTCTAGCATTGACAGCGTGCAGCAGCGTGACGGTAAAGCCGCCGCAACAAACCCCGCTGGGGGTCTCAAGCTGCCCGGAACGCACGCCGCTCCTTGATGGATCGCTGGGCGCTTGGATTCTCAAGGCGCAGGAGCTGGCGGCTATGTATGATGAGTGCAGGGCGGCGCGGCTTGGCAGGTGATTAACTGCTTCCATTAGAAGGCGTGGTGTAGTTGCCGTGGTAGTCAGGCCACAAATGCACGTCGCCCTCCTGCTCTCGGTATTCCTTCACGTCGCCAAATACGCACTGGCGCATGTCAACCCCGTACAACATAGCCAATCGCGGACCGCCGATGAAATGCTCTTGACCGTCATTTTTGCTGGTTACGTAACCAGGGTGCAAAACGTACCGCATTCCGGTTGACTGTACGTTGTCCATTGTGTCTCCGTTCATTTTCGTGGCGTCACGGAATTGATGGCGCCCGTATCGCCTTGGCGGCGCGTTTCAGCGCATTGCGACACGGAGATGCGCGCAGGTAGTCGTCATCCAGCGACTCCACAGCCTTCGCGCACCGCTCGCGCTCTGCTGCAACGGCAGCTACCGCATCATCGTATCGAACAAAGGCGCCATCTGGCGACTCTTCGGCCTCTGCTGGCCCGCCGCCGTCATAACCGCAAAAATGGTTGTACCGTTTCATCGCTTCATCCTCTCAATCATCCTTTGCAACCGCTCAACAATCCACTCCAGCCGCTTGATGCGCGATAGACGCGGCGCCGGTTCATCAAGCATCACTTGCACGCGGTAGGTCGGCGGCTTCTTTGTTCCGACTGGCCGGCCTGGTTTTTTCATCTGCTCTAATTGTTGCTATTTTTAATGTAGCTGCATGGCGCTGGTGTGTGAGACTTTGCGCCGCTTTTTGTTGCGCCTGCAGTGGTGTTATAGGGCGCCTTTTGCTCTATATATTGCTTATGCGTCAGCTTCTGCGCGGCTTTGTAGGCTGCCCGCGCCTCTTCAATCGTGCGAGTCTTGGCCGTGTGATAGTTCCAGCCAACCTCGCGGCTAATCGCCTCGTACAGTTCGCGCCGCCCCATACGCCCCGACTGCCATATCGGGTCAATCAGTGCATGCAAGTGCTTGCGGGCTTCCTTCAACTCCGGCGTAGGAATGCACCCAAGCGGGGCCGTCCGGTTCTTTGTCTTGTGGTGGCACCCAACAAAGTTACCGCAGGTGTTGCAGCGCCAAAACGGCAGGCTATGCAGGTCTTCACGGTGCGGGTAAATCTCTCCTCCGTCCGTCAGCCGTGCATCCACGTCACAACCACATCCGCAGCACCAAATACGCATAACATTGCGGTCAAGCGGCCGTACCGCCGTCGTCGCTTCGCTCCTAGTCGTCACTCCGCTTACCTCCAGCGTTCGACGGCTCGGTCATCTCCACCACGGCGGCCAGGAAGCAGATCGCCGACAGTCCGCCCGCCTTGGTCGCCAGCGTCGTCGCTGCGGCCACTTCGCTGCAATTCATCGCGTTGGCGGCAGACTTCACGGCTTGGCCGTAGGCGTCCATTCGCTGCTGGTAGGCCGTGCCAAAGAGCCGCTTTGCCGTGTCTCGGCACTCGTAGAGCTTCGCTGCCATCTTCACCGCTTGTTCTGTTTGCATCGTATCGTCCTCGGTATGGTGTGTGGTTTCCAGTACGGTCGCCGTCGAACCCGTCAGTCGAGAGGGAGCTTCGCGATAAATCCGCTCGCCCCCTCACTTTTTGCGTTATGCCTCATATCCGTCATCGTCTCGATCTGTGCCAACACTTCACGCAGTGCCGGGCCTGTTTGGCTACTCGCCGCCAAGTCGCCAATCTCTTGCAGCCGCGCCTCAAAGACTGCGGCCCGTTCCAGTGCGGCCAGACGCCCGTCACGGTGTTCTGCGACAATCTGCACGCTTTGGGCCAATGCGTTGCGCAACCTCGCGATTTCCTCTGCGGCTTCTCGTCGCAAAGCACTGGTCATGTACTGAGCTTCAACGATTTGTTTTTCAATACTCATGTCGCCTCCTCTTTCAAAGTTCGCCGGCATAACCAGCAGTTCAAGCGGACGGGCTGCGCCCGCCGCTTAACGCGGCGTTATGCGCCAGCCTCACGGTCGGAGGCTCTGAGTTGTAGTCAGCCATCATTCGCGCTCCGCACTTTGATTTAGGACGGTCAATGTCTTGCCATGACAGTCTCGTCGTTTGCGGTTCAAATACATGGCCGCACTTCGGGCACGTTACGCTCCATCGCTGGGTTCTATTGTCACGCGATAGCCCAATAACTCTAGGTGTCGTTTCCATTTCATCCTTCCTGTTGCATAACTGTGCCTTCAACGGCGACCGCCCTTACGGGTGTCGCGTTAAGGCGGCGTCAATCACAATTAAATATACTCCGATTAAACCAGCATCGCAACAGGTATTTCCATTTGCGTGACGCCGCGAAAATGGTCTATGCGCCAACGGTCGCGCTGACTGTTCAAGTATAGGTTTTAGTATGTGTTTTTCAGAAAACTCCGTTTCTCCATTGGAGAAGACTGTTTTCAAGAATCACTATGTTCATGTTTTTCAGCATTCTCGTAAGTCGTTGATTTCATTGGGATTAATCTCGTAAGCCGTTGATTTACCATCATATTTCGCCTGTTTGGCGTAACTTTTCGCCGTAGTTTTGCCTTTTCTGCGCTTGCTTAAACCCGGCTACACTTGGCCCTTGGTATGGGTTTTAGTATAGGTTTTTGGGGTGGTGATGTACTTTGATGCGCGGGCTGCAAAACTGCTTAAACCGGGTGAGCACATTGTCGTGGGCGGTTGCCCTGGGCTGCATCTTGTGCGGGCGCAAACGCGGCACACCTGGATTTACCGTCATCGCGATCTTCACGGCAGATTAAAGCAAATAAAAATCGGCTCATGGCCCGCAATGCCCGTGGCCGAAGCCGCCCAGCAGTGGCAGGAGCTTCGCGCACGCAGGGACGCAGGCGAAGACCTGACGCGCAAAACAAAGCCAAAGAACGCGCCGGATGCAGGCTACACCCTGGGCCAGATGGTGGACGACTATGCGAGCGGCTACCTTGCCAAACGCCGGGAAGCGCGCGGGGCAAAGGCCGTGCATCAGCGTCTTGTCAACGCACTGGCCGACCATGCCGACCTGCCAGCGGCTGACGTGACCCGGCGCTTTGTGTTTGATCTGGTGGAAGGCTTGAGTGACCGCCCGGTACTTGCCGGCAGCGTCAAAACCGAGATGGGCGCGGCCTGGGCTTATGCGCTGGACGCGGGGCGCATTGACGATGAGCTACCAAACTGGTGGAGATTGGTCGCGGTGCGAAAGCTGCGCAGCAAGGGTGCAATCCGCGATGGCAAGCACAAGGGCACGGCGAAACGCACCTTGAGCGACAAGGAAATCAAGACGCTGCTCAATCACGACCTGGCGCTATTTTCCCAGCAAGTTCAGGACTTTCTGACAGTTCAATTGTGGACCTGCACGCGCGGCGCTGAGATTGTGCAGATGCACGGCAACCAGATCACGGACGAAACGGATGGGGTTTGGTGGACCGTTCCCAAGGCGTTGACCAAGGGCGCGCACCGAGCTGCGGCGACCGATCTGCGCGTGCCGCTTGTCGGGCGGGCGCTGGAGATCGTGCAGCGCCTGCGCTGTGATGGCTGGCTTTTTCCGAGCACGTCAAGAGCGGGTGTTGTCGGGCACCAGCAGCAGACTTACATGCAAAGCAAGGTTAACTACCTGCAACCGTATTGCAAGAGCAGGCCGGACCATGTGCGCCAACGCCTGACCGTTACGCACTGGAGCCCACATGATCTGCGGCGCACCGGGCGCACGATGCTGGCGGCGATGGGTTGCCACAATGAAATAGGTGAGGCGATATTGGGCCACGTTCAGCCTGGCGTAGTGGGGATTTATAACCTTTACGAATACGACACAGAGCGCCGGCACTGGCTTACGCTGCTGGCGGAGAGGCTGGAGGCGTTAATTTAGCAACCTCCGAGCATTCTCCATGCTGCTGCTGCCACTGCTGGAACCTGCCCGTTTCCAAGGGCAGTAAGCTGCTCCACCCGAGCGGCCACCCCATCAGCCAGGATACCCACTGGGGATTTAGCGGGCCATTCAACTCCTTTGCCGTCACCATCGTCCGCAACTTTGCTCGGGCGCCCGAACCGCCCCACTTGCAGAGCGCTGCGCCACCCGTCGCTGTAACTGCCGTCGGCGTCGGCCAGAATCCAGATTCGCTCTCGGAGATGGGGCGCGCCAACGTGGGCAGCTCCCAGCACTCCCCATCGAGCATCAAACCCCATTTGGGCCAGATCCCCAAGGACTCGTCCGAGTCCGCGAACAGTGAGCATTGGGCTGTTTTCCACGAGGACGAATCGGGGTTGAATCTCGCCAATGATTCTGGCCATTTCTCGCCAGAGCCCAGAGCGGGCGCCGTCAATGCCGCCTCCCTTGCCTGCCGCGCTGATGTCCTGGCAGGGAAAGCCGCCAGAAACCACGTCAACACGTCCGCGCCAAGGGTGTCCATCAAAGGTCCGAACGTCATCCCAAACCGGGAAGGCAGGGAGAAGTCCTTCATTCTGTCGTTGGGCAAGAACGCTTGCGGCGTAGGGGTTGAACTCGACTGCGCAGACTGTTCGCCAGCCGAGCAGCTTGCCGCCGAGTATTCCTCCACCAGCGCCCGCGAAAAGAGCCAACTCATTCACGCCGCCCCCTTCTTCGCCCCAGTATTCGCAGGCGGCAGCAGATCACTCACCGGGCGCGACTCCATCCATTCAATCAACTCGCGCACCAGATAAGCCACGCGGCGGTCGCTGACTTTTCGCGGCTTTGGGAAGTCGCCTTGGCGCACAAGTTTTTCCAGTGTGCTGACCGACAAGGCCACAAACTGCGCTGCGCCGTCGGGGTCAATTGCTATGGGTTGTAGGTTCATGGCGCTCATTCAACCCTCACTTTCTTATTCCAATGCTTGCTGCAAGTAAGCCGATACCCAGCTTCACTCGGCCAGCCGCCACAAACAGTTTCATCGCAGCCAGGCTCATCGCACACGGCATCAAAGTTGTCGATCTGTTTGCAATGCGGGCAGCCGGTTATCGCGTCGGTCGGATCAAACGGGTTGACGGCTTGAAGTAACTCTAGGCCGGCGCTGATCTTTTTGCAGCTGGTGCAGCGGTAGCGGTTCATGGTCGTTGTTCTCCTTGGCAAAGTGGACACGGCAGCAGGCAGTCGGTCAACGGGTCCATGCCGTCGCCGTGGCAGCGCTCGCACTCTGGTTCATCGTATGAGTCGTCATCGTCGATGCACTCATCACAGCCGTTGCAGCCGTGTTCGCATGTCATGGCATCGCCTCCCCAATGGCTGCCGCACTCCAATCCGTAGGCTCTTGCTTGCCAATCTTGTAATGGGCTTCGATGGCGCGGGCCACCCATAAGACAAACGCAGGCTGGATGTCCTGACGCCAATTAGGATAGCGGACTGTTACAAGGCTCAAAATCTCATCATCCGCCATCTGCTTGCGCCCTGCTTGTGGCGGCTGTGGCGCGGCGTTGAGCATGTCGTGCCATATCTCGCTGCAATGCTGTCCCGCATAAGTTGCATCAAGCATCTTTTGAGTAGGCTCAATCGGCGCCAGCTTCCACCCAGGCGGCACTGCCACTTCCTGCGCATCGGCGGCCATCGGCTCATCCTCCGGATAAGGATATGGGCCTTGGGCCGCCTGCTCATCATACCGGCCTTGGTTGTATGCATCGGCATCAGCGGCCAGCATGTCGCATAAAGAATCAATAACACCAGCCGCTTGATCCTCCATCACCACGCGTAAATTGTCTGCAAATACTCTGGATTCATTGATCAACGCAGCCCGCTCGCTGGTTTTCGCTGGGGCTGGGCGTGTGTAGAGCGGTTCGCCGTCGCCATCCTCGCTGTAGATGTATTGCTGACCGTCATTGTTGCCAATCCAAACTCGCCATGCCACCGGCTCCGCCATCTGCGCTTCCTCGTGGGCAATGGCTTCGCGCAGGGCATTTATTGCCGGGCGAGCCAATTGCATACTTTTGACAAGCATTTCATTTGCATGCTCTACATCACTAGCATCGGGGCCGTCGTTCAGAATGCTGACGCCTCCAATGTACTTCGCAAGCGCTTCAAGCGCCTGCTTCATTGCTTCAATAGTCGTCATCATTTCGCCCCCAAAAGTTCATCCGCACACTTGGCCGCCTCGGCTTGAGCATAGGCGCCATCGTTTGTATAGCCCGCGTGGTAGTAGCCGGCAATCCACGCGGTTTCGATCATTTCGCGCAACTTGCGCTGATCTGATTCGCGCCTCTTGCATTCATCGCAGTCGTGCTGCACGCAGCCTATTTTTGTCATTTCATGCTCCTGATTACTTTTGCACAGTAGTAGTCTGCGTAGTGCAGCACTCCATTGCTGAGGTCGTCGCAGGCTTTCGCCGCCTCTTCAAGCGCCTGCTTGCGTGATGCTTGCCAAGCCGCGTAAAGCCAGTATTTATGATGAGCGTCATAGTCGTGTGGGCTTGGGGAGCCGTCTTCAAGGTCTTCGTCGTCTGTGCGACACCACTTTTCAAACGCCTCCCGGCTCGCGTCGTTGTTCATTCCTCTTCCCTCATTTCTTCCTTGTGATCAAGCCAGATTCTTAGCGCGCACACAGCAAAAAATGCCAATCCGACTACTGCGCCGCAGATAGCGAATACTTGGTTGTCCGTCATTTCATCTCCAATCTACTCGGGCACTCGCCCTGTTTATCAAGCGCTGGCGGGTGCTGAATTGGCCGCTTGCCGTCAGCAATAGCCCAAGCAGTCCGCGAGCATCCGGCGCACTGCGCGTATGGCGGCATGCCTTTGTCGCGCGGCACGCAGATCGCTATTTTTGATCGCTGCATATCGGCTCCATAGTTATGCGACATGTCGCAGTAATTAGTTATTTGGACGTGTCGTGGAATTTGCGTTAGCCGTCTCGGGCTTGCTGAATGTCCGCACGATCATCGTCTTTTCCTCTTCGCGGCAATCCAAGTCGTAGGCGTCTTCCATCCAGTCAATCGCCTCCGGTTCGCCGTGCTTGCCACCGCCGTACCAGTACGTCCATCCGACCCACGAGCCGTCAGGCATCTTCATGGCAACGGCCTTGCTCTCGTAGTGGCGTGACCAGTCGCACGGCAGGCCGGTCTCAACCTCGCCGCTGCGCACTTCGGACTTGCCATCCCAATGTGACTCCGCTTCGACCAGCGCGTCGTAGAGTTCGTCCACGTTCGCGCACGGGTACTCTGGCGCCGGCTTCTTCTCCCATCCGGCCACTTTTGCCAGCACCGCCCATTTCAGTTTCTGTTCCGGTTTCATCTTCTTTTCTCCGTAGTTATCAGACGGCTAACCCGTCAATCAACGCGGACGGCTTTCAGCCGCCGGTTATTTCTGCGTTATGCCGTAGGTTCGGCTGATAGCAGTGTTCGCACGTTTCGTTGTGGTCACACTTGCATTTGCTCAAATCTCGCGCCGCCCATGCTTTATCTGCCGCGTACTTTTCCAGCACAGCGACTTGCTCAGGCGTCAGCGCGTATAGCGCCGTCACCAGTTGTTCGCAGTTCTCTACAGCCATCATGCGGGTCTTGTAAAACCTATCACGCAGCGACATCCACGCCACCGGCATAACAGGTCGTTCGACCGTATTCACTTCGTTCATCGTTCAACTCCAACGTTAAACCGCATCAATCTTCGTATCTGTACGAGTGGTCAGGATGAACAACCATGTTGCGGTCCAGTCCATCCGCAACCCACTGGTCGCACGCTTCGGCCATGAGAATGTTCTTCTCAGTTTCAAGCGGCTCCACGGGCCTGCTGTACATCTGGCAGAACGTCCTTGCTCGCGGGTTGGCCGCGTGGTAGTTCGCTCCGCAGTTCGTGCAGGTAACAAACCCACGCACAAACGCCATATCTCGGCGGTGCACTTCTAGTCCTTGCGCCTTCGCGCCTCGCTCGTCCATATTCGTCTCCATCAAAATTCGGTTTAACTCAACGCTCGGCACGGATGCTCCGCACCGGGCAGCTATGCGTTACCCAGCAACACACCCGCATCCACCCCAAGCGCAAACGCTCGCCGCGCAGCAGCAAGATGCAGTGTGCGCCGGCCGGCCTTCACGTCGCTGTAATAGTGCTTGCTGACTCCGAGAAGATCGGCAAGTTCGTATTGCTTCAAACCAAGCTCGCGGCGTTTTTCCTCCAGCGCGCCGCCCTGCGTTTGGCTAGCGCCATTGCTGTTTGCAAGCCCCATAAGCCGCGCGATTTCAGCCTGTTTCAGCTCGCGTTTCGTGCGCGATGCAGAAGTTCGCAATGCGGCGTCATTCAGGCGCTTTTCTCGCTTGTCTGGCTGCGGTTTTGCGACGACATGGCGATGCGTTATGCGCTGTTCAGGAACTAATGCGGCCCACATGTTCATGATCCTATCCTCCTGTAAATTCGCGGATGCCGTCCGTTCGGCTCGCTGACGATCCGCTTTGCGATGACCAAAAGCCTGATGACCTTTTCCGTCTCCGCATAAGTCATCCCAGCGCTGCGCATCATCTCTGCAATCGTCGCCGGTAGCAGCGCGAGAACTGCGTCTTGCCGTGCATTGCGAACAATCGCCTTGGCGCTCAAGTCGCACGCCTCAGAGCAGTATTTGCGGCGCTTGAACTCAGCCGCTGATTGTTTTGTAAGCTTTTGGAAAACAGCGCCGCAGTGCAGACATTTCATCGTCGGGCCGCTTTTCGTCGGCTTCACTTTGACGGGCTTTGCTACGCGCTTCGGCTTCGGCGTCATCGGCGGCAGGCATGATGGGCGGCCACCGTGCCAGATCGTGTGCGGCGTGTAGCTTTGCTGGGCGGTGTTCATGGCTAAGCCTTTGGCGCTGCTGGCAGTGGCATCCAGTTGGTTGGCGGGTTAGCCCGGCTGTAAGAAACCCTACCAAGGTCATCGTCTCTAGCCCAAAATGGGCGCGGTTTTTTTGAATATTTGTCGTCGTCAAATCTGGCAATGGAGCACGTTCGTTCGTTCCACAACGGCGGATAAACCAGTACCGCCGTCCCATCCTTCGGCGCCGTTTCAATCGGCTGCCAGCCTGCGGGGATTGGCGGGGATGTGTAGAGCGGCTGCCACGAGTCGGGTATAGCCCTGTCCCTACGATCAATAAAGCCGTATTTCATGCGCCCGAAAGAAACAATTTCATCCCCGGTGAGCCACGCTACCGGCTCCACCGGCTGCGCAATTCGCGATGTGTAGAGCGCCACCAGCTCAGCGGATTCAATTTCCGTAAGCCGGTGCCAGCATGACAACTTTGCAGCCAGCAAACCGCGAACGCCAATTTCGTCCACCGCCTGCGCAAGCTCCGCCTCAATGGCTGCGATGGCTTGGCGTGCGTCGTGCTCTACAGACGCGCCGTGGTTTGCAGTTGACAGCAGCATGTTCAGCGCCTCAAGCGCCATCCGAGCAGTTTCCGGGCTCATGATGATGCCTTTGCGAGTGCTGCGCGTGCTCTCAAAAATGCGGCTAGCTGCATTCTTGTTTCGTCCTCTTGGTTTGGGTCTGCAACACCATCCATTAGATCGGCGTCAGAAGCGGAATTGATCTCGTGGCCGGCTGATACGACAAGCGCTTGCAGCGCCTCCACCAGCTCAACATTGAGCGCGTGAAGACGGCGGAGTTCGGCTGCTGCTTTCCCTTGCCAGTACAGATGCGGGTTATTTACCGATCGCTCAAGCTCATCAGCCAATCGCAGTGCCTCTGGTTGTTTGCTCATCATCATTCCTCGTCTTCTGCTGTCTCAACTTCACCGCCAACATGCACGGCCATAAGTTTTCGCCCGCAATGGCCATAACTGGCAATCCATAGCGGCGTCATCGCGCCCATCATGAATTCGCCGCCTTTGTATCCTGTGAATACCTGGCCCATCGCGTCCTTGCACTCGGCTAACAGGTCGGATGCAGAACGCATACCTTCAAGATGCTCGAAATACAAGTCACTGTAATAGCCACGGTAGCTGCCGACGTCGCATAGGTTGGCCACATTCGCACCTTCTGGCATCGCTTCCAGTGCGGCAATCAGCTTGCCTAGCGTCATTTGCGTTTCGGCGCGCTCGCGTTGCCATTGCGCGTTCATGCCGTCAATCAATGCTTGTAAATTTAACATCATCTATCCTCATTTGGTGTTGCTACTCGCTGCGCCGCCAGATATCGCGCTACTCGCTCCGCGATTCAAGCTATTCGTGGCTGCGCGGCTTTCGCAACGTAAGTTTTAAGAGTGTTCCGCCGCAATCTGCTGAACGATTTCATCCATGTATTTGTTTGCAGCGTCAACGCGGGTTTGAATCTTTGCTTCAAGCTCGCGGTCGCGCTTGTATTGCACGCGCGTAACTCGAAGCGGCTCGGCAATGTGGTCAACGTAGTGCAAGGATTGATCCTCCCATCCGATCAGGTCGTCTGGCGTGTTGACCAGGCAATAGGCGATCTCGAACAGATCAACATCCCACAGCCACATGTAAGCGCGTCCCTGCCATTCGTAGAGCTTGTCCTGGCCGGCCCTACTTGTCGCAGGGAAAGTCGCCAATGACCAAGACGATTTGATGTCGATGATCTTGTCCTGCGCGAAAATGTCGCACTCGCCAGTGATCCAGTCGTTTGTCTTGCGCTCTGTGTTTTTTTTGTGATCGGTGAAGAAAACCGAGTTGTAAAGCTCGATTGCCTTGTCCTCGACTTGGATGCCCTTGTCCATGTATTTGCTTGTGACGATTTCGTCGTACCCATAGACAAGCTGCTTCGCCAGCTTCTCGATTTCCGTCTTGGCGCCGGCTGATAGCGGTTCGTCCTTCGACTTTGGATCGGTCATGATCAGCCCGAGGCTTGATGCGCGGAATTTATGCATTTGTGTTGCTCAGTTCGTCGATTACCTTGGCGTCCTGCTCGGCGGTCAGGGCGAAGCTGGCGCGCAGCTTGTCGGTCGTG